TTATAGATTCATTCACAGATAGATCACTTTTAGATAATGCTAATGGCTCTTTTAACCAAAACGCGCCTGGCGCAGATCGTCTTAAATTAATCCCAGTGTTAAAATCTCTTACGAATGCACAGGCCGCAAATAATGCAGACTTTTTCTCATTAGTTAGATATTCGGATGGAAACCAGGTTGTTTTAAGAAACGTTTCTCAATATAACGTTCTTGGCGATGAAATGGCTCGTCGCACATTTGAAGAATCTGGCGATTATACGGTAAGCGGGTTTAAACCAAACTTAGTAAGAAAGAACGGTGTTCTTACTGCTACGATATCTCCAGGTTTAGCATATATAAAAGGCTATCGTGTTGAAACCGCAGCTGAAATTTTTAAGCCTATTGACGAAATAGCTAACACATCAATAGGTCAAAGAACAAACCAACCAATTTCCTTTAACTACGGATCGTATGCAAAGACAACAAATAGTGCTGCATCAGGCACAGTTGATATTGGAACATTTGGAACTGTTCAACTTAAAGACCATGACGGTGATGCAGCTGGTACGGCAAGAGTTCGCAATATAACAAATGATAAAATATTTCTATTTGATATTCGCATTTTACCTGGCCAAACATTTTCAGATGTAGAGGAAGTAGTAGGATCTAGCGGATCTATACCGATTAGCAATAACTCCGTAATTCAAGATGCTAGCAAATCGGCGATGATATTTGATAGTGGAATGACAAGTCTTAATTCGCTAAGTAATATTTCAATTCCTGTAAGAGCTCAAAGAGCTTTGTCTGGTCTGTCTAGTACTACTGTTGTATTATCCCCAAATGCTGGAGAAGATTTTGTTGTTAATAACGATGACGCATTATTTGTTGACGCAACAAACACAAGAATAGATATTTTAAATAATTCTTTGGCTGGATCGTTATTAAATTTAACATTAAGTTCAACTCCTTCTGCAACCGGTACTCTTTATCATAATAAAAGAATTCAAAATGCATCACCGTTTACAAAAACTTCCGAAACTCTTTATGTAAAATGCGATTTTGCAAATCCTCCAATAACATCTGCAAATTCGATATATAATTTAGGATTTCCAGATGTATATGAAATTGTAACAATTACAGATTCACTTGGAAACGATGTCACAAGTAGTTTTAAATTAAAAACAAACCAAAGAGATAATTTTTACGGTCATTCTTACATTGAGTTTATACCAGGGCGTACGATACCAGCTCCTGGAGATATGACAGTTGAAATGAATGCTTTTAAACTTGGAGATACAACTGGAAATTATTTCTTTAATATAAACAGTTACCCTGTTTCATTCGCTAAGAATAAGCTTCAGCCTTATATTTCAGCATCCGGGGATACATATAACCTCAGAAACTGTTTAGACTTTAGACCATATGTAGAGCCGTTGTCTCCAGCCACATATACAAACGCAGCTTCGGTTGGAACTGCGCCGTCAGTTAGTGATTCTACAACCGGTGTAAATGTTCCTCCTGTTTTTTCTAGTTCTTATGAAATTCTTACTCCTGCGTATAATCAGACTGGAGATGTAGATTATCAGTATTATTTTGCAAGAAAAGATATAGTTGTCATGGATTCGTTTTCAAAAATTTCAGTAATTAAAGGAACTGAATCTGAAAACCCATTTCCTGAAACTACTCCAAAAGATCAATTAAAAATCGCAGAAATCTTTATTCCAGGAAAGCCTGCTCTTTCACCAAGTGAGGCATATGCACAAAACAGAATTGATTACTCCGCAACGATCAAACAAATAGGTACTCGCGGATACAACATGAAAGCTATAGAAAATATAGAACAAAAAGTAGATCAATTGCGTTATTATGTTCTTTTAAGTACATTAGAAGCAGACACTAAAAATTTAAATATCATTGATGAAAACGGTTTAAGTAGATTTAAAAATGGTATTATTGTAGATCCGTTTAATGACCTTACTATAGCAAACTTGGAAAATGTAGAATATAATGCGGCCATAGATTTTACAGAAAAATCACTTATGCCGTCAGTGAAATCATTTCCGATTAACCTAAAGCTTAAAAGTGTTTCAAATGCAACGGTATTTCCTAATGCAACAAATCCTATTCTCGGATCTTTACAAAGAGATTCTGATGTAGAAATTATATCTCAACCATATGCGACAGGGTTTAGAAACTGTGTAAGTAATTTTTATAACTATTTTGGCACAGGAACCTTAGTACCAGAATATGATGCATTTTATGATACTGTCACGAATCCACTTAACATAGATATAGATATAACAACGCCGATGACTCAATTAGTTGATGCAATACAGGAATTTATTCCTTTGACATCCACTTCAACGGAAAATCTTGGTACTGTCACCACTGGCACTCGCCGCACTGGTACAACAGCAACTACCAGATTTCGCGATACGGTCAGCAATATACAATTGTCTGGCGAAAACGTAAACGAACAAAAAGTTGGTGATTTTGTTACAAACTTTAGCTTTAATCCATATATGAAATCTAGAGAAATAAACGTGTTTATGTCAGGTTTAAGACCTAATACTCAGCATTACTTTTTCTTTGATGAAGATGACGTGAATGCACATATATATCCTGCCCAAGGATCTCCAGGTGACGTAAACAATCCTAATTCTTTCACAAGAAGTGGAGTTATTGCATCGGCTGTAACATCGGATGGAAATGGAATTGTAAGAGCGATATTTAAAATACCAGAAGGTACCTTTTTTGTAGGTGATAGAAAACTTGAAATAGTAGATGTTGATACGTATGCTTCAATTAATTCAGCAAAAACATCATACGGTTCATTAATGTATCGTGCATATAACTTTTCTGTTGAAAAATCTTCCTTATCAGTTTCAACTAGATCACCTTCAAACTTTATACAAACTACAGCCACTGAAAGAACTGTCACTCGGAGAACCCCGGCCGAAACCGATCCGTTATCGCAAACATTCTTTATTAAAACTGGCATGGGCCGGGGATCTGATACCGTGTTTATATCAAAATTAGATATATTCTTTAAAAGAAAAAGCACATTAAACGGCTTACTGGTTGATATTAGAGAAGTTATTAATGGTTATCCTTCAAGTATATCTGTTCCATTATCAGATGTTCATTTAGACCCAGCGGAAATAGGAGTTTCAGATGATGCTTCAGTTGCTACAACCGTAACATTTAAATCTCCTATACGATTAGACGCCGAAAAAGAATACGCATTCGTAGTTAAACCAGACGCAAATGATCCAGATTACCTGCTCTTTACTTCCAAGGTTGGTGGAAAAAATCTTAGCCCAGGTGCAACACAAGGTCTTACTGTTGTTCAGGATTGGGGAGACGGGGTTCTCTTTACATCTACTAATAACAGAGCGTGGAAATCTTATCAGGATGAAGATGTTAAATTTACTTTGCATCGTCACAACTTTGGTGCTAATACTGGGTCTATAACACTTACAAACGATGATAATGAATTCTTTACTACGGTAAATAATGTAGGACGTTTTGAAGTTGGTGAATTTGTTTATACTAATGAGATATTAATTGGGTCCACTACGGCTTCAGTAAGTGTTACTGCTGGGAGCAATATCATAACTGGTACAAGCTTATCTGATACATATTCTGCCGGGGATTATATTTTATTAGATGACGGATCTACGAATAAACAAATACTTAAAGTTGTATCCTCAACAACTTCTACAATTACCGCAGATCGAAATGCATTCTTTACAGCCTCGATAAATTCAAACCCAATTACAGTTGGTGTTATATCGCATTACGATTTCAGATACCCAACAGCTATGATATTAGAACGTTCGTCAGCAATTTCAACCAGAAAATTTGAAGCTGGGGATACTATTAACGGATTTGATAGTGGATCTACGGCTGAAATTGTGTCTGTTGACAATAAGAAAATCAGTTACATACAGCCAATGATTACAAGAACAAATGATATTGCATCAAGTACAACATTGGCTGGAACCTTTGCAAACTCTACTACAGGTGCTGCATATAATCAAAATGTTGCCTTTAATGATAAAACGTTATTTGCGGAAAATGGTATAGCCATACATAGTAAGTCTAACGATATAGCTGGCGCAAAATCTTTGAATTTAACAATATCTTTGGCAAATGGATCAAATGCAACATCATCCCCAATGGTAGATATTGAAACTGCGGCGGTTCTTGCAAGTGAATGGCAAATTACAAACGACTCAAATACAACAGCTAAATATATTTCAAAAACTGTTGAATTGTCGGAAAACTTAGATGCTGAAGACTTTACATTATTAGCCACAGCATATCGCCCAAGTGGAACAGATATAAAAGTATTCATTAAACCACAATCTGTTGATGACGCAAGTGTATTTGATACTAACGATTGGATAGAATTGGAACTTTCAGAAGGCATAAATTTATATTCTTCGATAAGTAATGTAAACGACTTTAAAGAATTCACATATAAAGTTAAAGATACGGATAAAAATGCTTCAGAAGTATTAACATATACAAATAATATATCAACTTTTGAAGGTTATCGTAGGTTTGCAATTAAAATAGAATTACATTCCGAAAATATATTTAAAGCACCTAGGTTATTAGACTACAGAGGAATTTCACTAACATGATAAGAGATGAAAAAACCAAAGCATTGCTAAACAGCGATATTGCGTCTTTAAATAAATACAAGCTAGAAAGAAATCGCATCAGAAAAATCGAATCTCTTTCAAAAGAAGTAAGGGAAATTAAAAAAGTTCTTACTTCAGTTTGCGAAAGACTTGATCGAATAGAAAGTATTTAAGATATGTCAAAACCAATTATAGGCCAAGTCACAACAACACAAACCTTTCAATCGTGGCTAGATAAAACTAATGACATAGTGCAGCTATTGGAAACTGATGTTATGTCGGCATCCGCGCTCGGTGATTCAACTACAGGTAACTCAACTCTTGTAGGCACATTCACCGCAAATAATGTAATTGCCCATGATTCACTCCAGGTAAATACTGTTATGCCAAGAAGTGGTTTTACTAAAGTATCATATACTGCACCTATTGAAATTAACACATCCGGTGTAATTGCACAAACTACGGTTAGCTCAGCAGGCCCTAGGTTTAAATATTCGTCCGGCTCTTCTACCTGGTTGACCGGCTTTGAAGATACAATTAATAACAATTTTATTATTGACACCGGTGCTACTCCTCGCAGATTAGTATTAACGCCAACAGGTGATTTAACAATTTCAGGAAAATTCATAGCGCTGGCTGGTATTGAAGTACCAGCTCCGTTTAAGATTTCCAGTAATGTGACTGGCGATATTACTGGTACTGTAAGTGATATATCTAATCACAATTCGGATGACTTGACTGAAGGTAGTAACAATCTTTATTTTACTGCAGCAAGAGCTAGATCATCAATTTCTGGCGGAACTGGTATTACTTATGATAATTCAACCGGTGTTATAAGCATAGGTCAAGACGTGGCAACTACATCTAATGTAACATTTAATGATATACTTAGTAATGGGAATGTCAGTGTAATAGGCCAGGTTGTTGCTGGGGGTGATGTAACGGCTTATGGGTCTGTTTCAGACATTACAATGAAAGAAAACATACTTCCAATTTCAAATGCTCTAGAAAAAGTTTTACAACTAGGTGGATACACGTTTAATTATATAGGGAATGATAATCCTATGACTGGCGTCATAGCCCAAGAAATTATTGATGTATTGCCCGGTATAGTATATCAACACGACGATCCTAAAACTAAAGAAAAAGTTTATGCAGTTCGCCATGGAAATTTAGTTGGGTTGTTAATTGAGGCTATCAAAGAATTAAACGAAAAAATAGGTAAATAATATGCCAATTAAAGCAGCATTTGGAACTCTTTCATTTACTGAAATCGAGGCAGAATTTGATAATCCTAAACCTTGGTCCCTTGGAGAATTTTACGGTGTTGCTCCAGAAATTCCGCTTTCAGGCACAATAAAATTTAGTGATTTTTATGGCACATCAGATGTTCGGGAAATTGCATCAAACGCTATTAGCGGTTTGTACGACCCAAGAATAAACGGTTTTGACAATATTAAAAATTGTAATTTATGGACGTTATTAACTGGAATTGGTTTTACAGATCCATCTTTGCGCTATGACTTAACAATTCCATTAAATGTATGGTTTTGGGGCGATAGCCCGGCTAACGCAGGATTAACTATACCATCGAATATGACTGGCGACATAATCATTCGAAACAATGGCAATATCATTGGTTGCGGTGGTAAAGGCGGAAACGGCGGCGTTGCCGGTGAAAATGGTGGACCTGCGATAAAAATATTAACAAATGCAAATGTTACAATTCTTAATAATATAAATGCATACATTGCTGGCGGAGGCGGTG